ACCTTAAAAAACAAGAGTTTGTAGACCAAAAAGTAAGCCCATATCCTAAAGGTCTTAAAGTTGCTCCACTAATAAAACATAAAGATAAAAGTGTAAGTAAAGTTATATCTAATCTTATTAATTCACAACAAGAGCATGGATATACTGGCACAAATGTATTTGGAGATTTTTTTGAAACTGATTTAGCTAAAGATCAAGATGTTGATGAGTCTCAAGGAAAAGTATCAAATGAATTTAGAGAATCATCTAGTATAAAATCACATCAAGCTAAAATTGCACAGAAAGAAACAATATCATGGGCTAAAGAACAACGTGGATTAAATAGACTTGTTAGAATACAAAATAAAGCAAAATTTCCTATGACACAAGTTGAATATTCAGCACATAGGAAAACAATTTTAACTGGTTTAAAACCAGTTGGAGATATAACTGCAAGAGATTTACGGTCAAGTATTGGGGCATCTTTTGCTTCAGGGCATTTAAAAATAGATGGTTCTCAAAAAAACATAGGTAAAGTAAAAGGAGATGTTAAATGGCAACCATCAAGTATGGAAGACACCGACGGATTTAAACCTACTGCTGGTGGTGTGCAAAAAACAACTAAGTTTATTCGTAATAAAACAGCTACTAATTATAGCGACTTCCCCGGTAAGAAAGCATATCTAGAACAGAGAACTCCTCAAAGAACAATGGAGGTATTGAAAAATACTGGTAAAGTAATTATGAAAGCAGAAGGGAACTTATCTAGGGCTTATGTATCGGAACCTTCAAGTGCAAGTACTACTGATATAAAAAAAGAATTACATAAGTCTGCGGTGTTGCCAAAAAATATTCACGAAGCCATTAAGAGCAAACAAGCAAAATATACACCTCGTACAAATAGTTCCCAGCCTAATATAATAAAGATGACCAAATCTAAAGTCTCTGGCAAATGGGGTACACCAAGCGAACATCGCAAAAGTGCATTAAAAATATTAGGTAATAAGGGTAAGTCAACTCTTCCAAAAGCATTTATAATGAGTGATATAATTCGTTTAGGTGCGGCTAGAAAAAGAGCTCAAGAATATACACAGAAAAAAGACCCAAGTTTCTTTGATACAATGAAAATGATGTTCCCAATAATGGGTATGCCTAAAAAGAAACATGGTCTTAACTATGGTGATTTATGAGCAACAAAGCAGAACAAGCAATTGAAATTGCAGAAAAGATAACTGATCTTTATGAGACTAATCGGTTATTGCAATATGAGCCTTATGAATATCAGAAACGATTTCATGATGCTAAAGATATATCAGGAAGACTTGCTAGGCAACGTCTTTTAATGGCGGCAAATAAAACAGGTAAGACTTTTTGTGGTGCATCTGAAATGGCCTTTCATTTAACTGGTCGTTATCCAGAATGGTGGACAGGAGCTAAGTTTAAAAGACCTATAACTGCATGGGCGGCTGGGAATACAACTGCAAATACAAGAGATATAGTACAGGCAGAATTACTTGGTGAACCCGGAGATGAAGAAGAATTTGGTAAAGGAGCAATACCAAAAGAGTTTATTGTAGGAACACCATTAAGACAACCCGGAGTACCAAATGCATTCCAAAGTTTACATGTAAAACATATATCTGGAAGGAACTCTAAGTTGATCTTTAAATCCTATGAACAGGGTAAGATGCAATGGATGGGAAAAGCAGTAGATGTAACTTGGCTTGACGAAGAGCCTCCACAAGATATATACTCACAAGCACTAAGAGCGGCCTTAAAAAGTGGCGGTATAGTATTTATGACCTTTACCCCTGAAAGTGGCATGACAGAAGTTGTAACACAGTTTATGACTAAACTAGGACAGTCACAGGCACTTTATCATGCAACGTGGGATGATGCTATACACTTAGATGAAGATGTGAAGAAGGAGATATTACAAGCACTTCCTCCGCATGAAAGAGATATGAGATCAAAAGGAATACCAGTATTAGGATCAGGTATGGTATTTCCTGTAAGTGAAGATGATTTAAAAGTAGAACCCTTCCCATTACCTGAGTATTGGCCTAAGATATGTGGGCTGGACTTTGGGTGGGATCACCCTACTGCCGTAGTCTGGTTAGCATGGGATCGGGATACAGATACAATATATGTTTATGATTGTTATCGTAAGTCTGCGGAAACACCAGTTGTCCATAGTGCGGCAATTAGAGAAAGAGGTAAATGGATACCTGTAGTATGGCCTCATGATGGTTCTCAACATGATAAAGGATCAGGTAAACCATTAGCAGAACTGTATCGCAAACAAGGGTTGAATATGGTTCATAAACATTTTCAAAACCCTGATGGTGGTATCTCTGTGGAACCCGGAATTATGGATATGCTACAAAGAATGCAAACAGGATGGTCCCAAGTCTTTAACTATCCTATTTTTTGGTTAAAATACATAAGAATGTACCATCATAAAGATGGGAAAATAGTTAAAGTTCACGATGATTTGATGAGTGCAACTAGATATGCTTCTCAGTCATTAGTTTATGCCTCTACTGGTTCTCATAAAAAAAGACCACGAAAGGCCATAAGTGATTATGATTATTATTCCAATGATAATGTCGCTTATGCATAATCTTAAATAAAGGAGATAATATGGGAAACCCCTTTTCTAAGGCTTACAAAAAAGCAACAAGTACAGTAACCAATATAATTGAAGATAATCCAATAACAACACCAAATTTAGGTGATAATCTTTCAGGAGTTTTGGAGGATAATCCACTCAGTTATGGTGGTGCTACACAACCTAATATACCTGATGCACCAAACATTAATGTACCAGATGCATCAAATCCTGCTTCTATGTTGACAACAGGTATTACTAAACTTGGTGAAGGTATAGATTATGGTGTAGGTGGAGCAGGAAAAATTTTACATAGGAACCTCAATGAACTTGCTAAATTAGGTAAAGAAGCAATGACAGGCGAAGGTGGCTATTCAGATGATGAAGGCTCCGGCCCAGCCGCTCCCGGCCCAACTGGATTTGAGGCGGCAACAGCACAAAGGACATTACTAACAGGGCAACGTAGAAAAGGTCAAGGTCGTTCTGCACATTCAGGTTCAGGTTCAGCATCAACTGTCTAAAATAGAGTTATAATATGGCATATGATAATAATTCATTAAGCTCATTGATAGATCGGCAACATGAGAAGCTGAAGAATAACCGTAATCAATGGGAACGTCAATGGCAGGATATTGCAGAGTATGTCTTACCACATCGTTCTGATTTTACGACTACTCATTCTAGAGGTGCAGACAGAATGGATCATGCATTTGAAGGTTCTGCGATGCGTTTATTAAAACGTTTTGCTTCTAACATTCATAATGTTTTTACTCCAATGGGTGCAGAATGGTTTAAATTAACAAGTGGTAACTCTAATTTAGATGAGATGCGTAATGTGTCATTATGGCTGGAAGAAGCAACTAGGATTATTCAGCATCATATGTCACGACCTATTTCAAACTTTCAAAGTGCTGTGTTCCAATATTATCTTGAAGCTGGAGCATTTGGTACTGGCATTCTTTTTGTCGAAGATGTTCCGGGATTTGGCCCTCGTTACCGCAATTTTCCTCTTTCGGATTGTATATTGGGTTCTGGAAGCGAAATGGAAATTGACACGGTATTTAGAAACTATAAGCAAACGGCTAAAGATATAGTACAAAGATTTAATCAAGACAGTTTACCTCCAGAGATTCTTGAAAAAGGATATGGTGAAAAAATGCTGGATGAATACGATGTTGTCCATGCAGTATTGCCAACTTGGACTTTACAAGCCTTTTTACCTGAAGATAATAATTTCAAAAAGAATTATATATCTATTCACTATCTTAAAGAAAGAAAAAGCATACTATCTGTTGGTGGATATGATGAGATGCCTTATATATGTGCTAGATGGGAACGCTCCGATAGAGAAATATATGGAAGAGGGCCAACTTGGGAAATAATGCCAGATATAAGACTAATCACAGAAGTGGATAAAAGTTATCTGAAAGCTATACAGAAGTCGGTATCTCCCCCTTTGTTTGTGCCTGATTCGGGATTGTTAGACCCCTTAGACACAACACCTGATGCCATCAATTACTATTCTGTTGGTCTTGGTGGTAAAGATATGATATTTGAGGCTCCTACTAATGCCAGACCTGAATATGCAGAAAGATTAAGTTCAAAATGTATTACTGCAATTAGAGAAGGTTACTTTTTAGATTTACTAGAACTACCCGGCCCTGTAGCTCCAGATGGTGATGTAATGCGTTTTAGTGCTACAGAAGTATCTGTACGTATGAGACAAAGAATGCCTGTACTTGGCCCAATACTAGCTCGTCAAGAAGCAGAATTCCTTGATCCACTTATTAGACGTACAGTAAACATACTAATGAGGTCATATTTATTACCTCCGATGCCAGAAGAGATGCAGGACTTTAGAATTGAGTATTTAAATCCAGTATCTATCTCAATGAGGTCAGGTGAGATAAGTTCTATGAATCAGTTGTTTGAAATGATTATGCCACTTGCACAAATAGATCAAACGATACCTATGTACTTCAATACACATCAGATATTGCAAAATACTGCACAAGTATTACAAGTACCAGCTTCTAACATAAGAACTAAAGAAGAGGTTGATGCAATGGTTGCTGAACAACAGAAACAACAGCAGGAACAAGCACAAATGCAACAAGCTCAAGTTGCCGCAGATGTAAATCAGAAAACTGCACAAGCTGAAAATATTAGAGGTGAGTAATGGGTAAACCAAGACATAGTAAAGAATATTATGATGCGGTAACACCTGAAGGGCTACCAGCCCATTATAATCGTAAGAATTGGGAAGATAGGGAAACTTTTGTAAATATTACTCGTAACGCAGTAATAAGATCAAATGTTCTTAAAAACAAAGGTTTTATAAAAGGTGCTTATACTGATTATAAAAGTCCCAATCAAAAACATTTTCAGGCAGATCATGGAAGAGCGATAAAAGATGCACATCGAAAAGGTGGTTTTGCATGGAGTCCTGAACAAAAGAAAAAGTTTACACACGATGTTTCTAATATTGTAATGGCTGTAAGTGGAGTTAATAGAGCTAAAGGCTATAAAGGTATTGATAAATGGACACCACCACGTAATCTTAAATCATACCTACTACGAACAGAATCGACTGACATAAAATATGGGTTATCTAACACCAAAAAAGAGGCAAAAGTTTTTAAGAATATAATAGGACGAAAGCCTAATGTTAAAATAAGGCCAAATGTAGAGAATACTAAATATTGTGCTAGTTGTCATATTAACCATTCTGCTGGTAAACATAAATAATGGAGTGGTTTGACAAGGAATCTAATACACGAAGGATCTTTAAAGAATGTTTTGCAACAGAGCAAGGTAAAGAAGTATTAAATAAACTGATTAAAGATCACTTTGTTTTTAAGACTACACCGACTCCTGATCCGTATTTATCTGCATGGCAAGAAGGCCAGCGGAGTGTCTTACTCAAGATTATGGAGATGGTGGATACCGATCTTAGGGTGCTTCGTACACGCTATGATCAACAAGAACTTGCCAGACTTAAACGGCAGGATAACAATTAATAATAAATTAACATGTCAGAAGAAGCAGTAGCCCCTGATGATTCAGGACAAGTCACTAGCGACGTAGCATCAATTGGATTTAACCCAGCAGAAATGCCAGCAGGTTTGCGTGATGAACCAAGTTTGGCAACATTTGATTCTGTAGATAAACTTGCAAAGTCATATGTAAATGCTGTAAAAATGATTGGTGGGAATCCTGATCAAATGGTAGCAATACCACAAGAAGGAGAAGATTGGAATGGTTTTTACAATAAAATGGGTAGACCTGAACAAGCTAAAGATTATCGGTTTTCAGACGAAAATGGAGAATTAGATGGGTTCCGTGAGTTTGCTCATGATACTGGTCTAACCCAAGATCAAGCTGATAAGATTCTAAATTTATATGCAGATAATCAAGAACAAGAAGAATCTGAATCTCAACAACAACACAAAGATTTAGAAGTAAATACTACAATGCAACTCCAGAAAGAATGGGGTAAGAATTATGATGGTAAATTAGATTACGCAAAAAGAGCATTTGCTCAATTTGCATCTCCAGAATTAAGTCAACTTATGGACGAGTCAGGTTTGGGTAATCATCCTGAAATGCTCCGAACCTTTTCTAAAGTTGGTGAAATTTTGGGTGAAGATTCCTTAGTTGTAGGGACAGGACTTGGTTCAAGCCAGCTTTCTCCACAGCAAGCACAATCAGAAATTCAGGCTCTGTATAGTGACAAGGATTTTTCAGCCTCGTATCGTGATAATCGTGATCCGGGTCATCAACAAGCGATGAAAAAAATGGATAATCTGTATCAATCAGCCTATCCGGGTAATGTAAGAAAAAGATAAGACCGAATAAAAGATAAAGTAAGCAGACAACCTTCGGGCCTGTTGAAAGCTCTTTGAGACCCTTTATGGATAATCTCTAGGTTATAGTGATTTTTACTTATACACATAAGTGTATGAGATAACTATAATAGGGTTAATTATGGCTAATTTTCATGATATTGAAACGTCTTATATACATCGCTATTCCGCTGATGTATTACATTCGCTTCAACAAAAAACGACACGGTTACGTAATTTCGTAACTAATAAGCCAGACTGTCGTGGTGTTGCCGAGTTCATTGATAAGATCGGAACTAACGAAGCACTAGACAAAGTTGCACGTTTTGCAGATTCACCTGTACAAGCGATTTCTCATAAACGTAGGAGAGTATCAGCACAACCTAAAAATGCTGGTTTCTTCGTAGAGGGTTTTGATACTCGTAGAATGAACTACGATGTGTTCCAACCTTATGCAGAAGCTACGTCTATGGCAATGGCTCGTAAGATGGATGCAACTATTGTAGATGCCGCTTTTGGTTCAGCATATGAATCAGACGGTGGAGCAATGGACGGAGCAACTGAGATTGTCTGGAATTCTACTAACTTCCCAAAACAGTTTATTGCAAAAGACTTCTCTGTCGGCACAGCAAGCGTTGACATGAGTGGTATTGATAATACCGCATCAGATTCGCGTACATTGTCAATCGACAAACTGTTGAAGGCACGTAGAATTCTTTCTGAAAATGAAGCAGATCAATATGATGAAGGGGGTAATCCTCTTTATTTCATTGTCTGTTCTGCATCTCAGATAGAATCTTTACTCCACTCCCAACAAGTTCAAAGTTCCGATTATAATAATATTCGTGCTTTGGTTGAAGGGCAAACCAACTATTTTGGTGGGTTTCAATTCATTAGGTATGAAAATCTACCTACTGTAACTCCTACGGCAGATGCAACGGTGGAATCCGTATTATGTTTCCATCCACAAGGTCTTGCTTTCTGTTCTTGGGAAGAACCGATTACTGAAATAGAAAGACGTTCTGACAAATCTTTTGTGCCTTATGCTTATTTTGAAATGGATATTGGTGCGACAAGGGTTTGGGAAGAGATGGTCATTCAAATTGAATGTTTTAAAACTGCTTAACCTATAATCTAAAAGGACTAATATGGCTAATCAATATGCTGTAAATCACAAGAAACGACACGTAACTGTTCCTGCGAAGCTAACAGATGTAGCTGATCAGGGTGGACGGATGCGAATGTTGTATGATAAATTCACGTTTACGTCGCCCGATCTCGCGATGCAAATAAATGACA